GCAGATGATGTTGAGTTCGAAGCTGAGTTCGTCGTAGCTGCCGTTGGGTACTTTGATGGTGCCGGATTGGCTGGCGATTTCGGTGGTGCTTGGGGTGAGGGTGATGGTGCCTACTTCGTCTTGGATGTAGTCGGGTGGGATGATCATGTCGTCGATGTAGACGGTTTTCTTGCCGATGAGTGGATATGATGCCATTTTTTTGGTCCTTTCGAGGGGTTGTTGGCTGTGTTTATTTTACAGTGTGGTGGGGTCGAGCTTGTAGTCGATTTGGAAGCGGATGCTTTTTACCCAGTGTCCTTCGTGGTCGATGGCGTCTAGGTCGATGGCTGTTGCGGGGTGGGTGCGGATTGACTGGTAGGTGATGTTGGTGATTGGTTGGCATGTGAGTTGGCAGTAGTGGGGGAGTTTGTTGTTGATGTAGTGGAGTAGTTGGAGCATGAGGCGGCCTTGGGTGAGTACGTCGTTGTATCGGCTGCTGATGGTGATTTGGTCGGTGTAGAGGTCGCCGTTGATGTCGACGGTGTTGGTGTTGACCCATATGCCTTCTTGGTTGGTGACGGTGCCGGTGTCGAGTACGGGGCTGGTGCCGAAGAAGAGGTTTTGGCCGTAGGTGCCGTAGCCTTCGTTTTGGAGGGTCATACATATTGCGAGGTCTATCATGGGGTGTCCTTAGAGGTTGAAGTAGGTTTTGATTTTGTTGTTTGCGGTGGTGGCGGCGCGTTCTAGGTAGCGTGTGGTGTTGGGGTGGAGGTGGTTGGTGTGTTCTCGGATGCGGGCGTAGGGTACGCGGTTGTTTCCGAATGTGATGCGCCAGTGGAGGGTGTTGGTTTGTTGGAAGCGGCCGCTGTTGCGTAGTGCTCCGGTTTTGACTGGCGCGTTTTGGCGGGCTAGGCGGAGTATGTCGGTCATCATGCGTACGCCGCCTTTGTTGAGTTGTTGGGTGGAGAGTTTGCGGACCCATGATGCGGATGTTTTGATTTGGTAGCTCATAGGCTGTTTCTTCCGTAGGGGTGGGCTGTGATGGTGATGAATTGGGTGGTACCGGTGTCCATGTCGTCTCCTCTGCTGGCTTGTTCGATTTGGTAGGTGCGGCCGTTGCTGAGTTGGAGTATGAGGTCCGGCCATGTTTCCATATCTTCCTTGAGGTTTTCGGGGAGTGTGTCTGGTTGGAGGTGGAAGCGGCGGGTGGTGATACGGCTTGCGTATTCGGTGGGCTGGTTGGTTTGCGTGGAGTGTTTGATGATGACGTTCAGGTTGGCGAGTTTGATGTTGTCGAGGCCGGGTGCCGTGTATTTCCAAAGGGTGGCTGGTTGGGTTTGGTTGGGGAAGAGTTGGAATGGGTCACATGATGGCATAATCGTTGCCTCCTAGGTCTTGTTCGTTCATCCACCATGGTAGGTCGTGGTGGGGGGTTGGCATGCTGAGGAGGCATCCACTGTTGGTGGCGTGGCGGACGCTCCACTGGTTGATTAGGGTGTGGTATGGGGTGAGGGCGCGTTCGAGTGTGGTTTGTGTGCTGGTGGCGTAGGTGACGCTTACGTCTTCGATGCTTTTTGAGGTGATGTGGTCGGTTTGGTCGGCCATTGACTGGTCGGCTTGGATGATTGCTGTGAGAATGTTGGTGAGTGGTTTGGGGAGGCGTGCGAATCCGCTTCTGCCGCTGATGATGATTTTTGTGCCGGCTGGGTATGTGTTGGTGAGGGTTATGGTGTTGGTGTATTTGGTGGATGGGGTTAGTCCGTCGTCTTGGTCGTAGTCGACTTTGTAGTCGGGGTTGGTGCCGTCCATTGTTTTGAGTGACCATATTTCCGAATACCATGATGGGAGGTGGAGGGTTTGGCCGTCGTTGCCTACGATGCCTGTTTTGCCTGTCATGGATTGGTTTAGCGTGTTCATGCAGAGTATGTTGGTTAGGTCTGCGAGTGCGGCGTCTTTCCATTTGTTGTAGGTGTCGGTGCCGACTTGGGTTTGGATGCTGTCGTCGATTATCATTTTTCCTCCAAAAAGTAGGGGTCCTACCGTTAATTGTAGCGGTAGGACCCTTATCCTAATGGCGTTTTGTCGGGGTTAGGCTTCGGCCATGAGTCCGGCAGTGACGAGGGCTTTCACGATGTCCGCGATGCTTCCGGTGTCCGGGTTGACGTGTGAGGCCTTGGTGAATGTCGCGGCGGGACCTGCGGGGCCTGCGGGGCCTCGAGCGCCTGCGGGACCTGCGGGACCTGCGGGGCCTTGAACGCCTGCGGGACCTGCGGGACCTGCGGGGCCTCGAGCGCCTGCGGGACCTGCGGGACCTGCGGGGCCTTGAACGCCTGCGGGACCTGCGGGGCCTGCGGGGCCTGCGGGGCCCTGGCCGATCGTCACGGGCCGGCCCGCTTCGTCCACGAAGTTGACAACCTTCACAGCGTTCAGGATGCCCTCGGGCAAGGCCTTACCGCCGATTCTGGCGTACATTTCAGTGTTCGTCATGCCTACTCCTTTCAGGCCTTCGGCTTGATGACCACTGCGGACTTCTCAGCGTCCAGACCGCCGCCAGCGTAGATCTCCTGGAGGTATTCGTTGGTGTTGGTCTGGAGTGCGAAGTTCGTGAACGCTTCGACGGAAGTGTCGCCGACGAGAGCGTAGTGGGAAGCGGACACGACCACGCCAGCCACCTTCTTGTCGTCTTCCGCGGTCCACCATTCCGGGGTGATGATCTGGGAGACGCCGAGAGCGCGGGCGAGAGTGTCGTCACCGCCGAGAGCGATGAAGCTGTTGCCGTTCGCGTCGGCGCTCATGAGCAAGTCGGCTACCGTGTCAGCATTGCAGACGAGGACCTTGTTGCCCTGTGCGCGGACCATGTGGGAAGCCTTCACGAAGCCCATGAGCGGGGTTTCCTCGCCGAGCGTGTAGGAGCGGGCGAACTTGTTTCCAGCCCACTCCGACTTGGTGTCGGCCGCGTCGGTGGTGATAGCACGGAAGTGGGCCATGTCTTCGTAGCCGCCGAGCACGACCTGACGTTCGATGGTCTGGACGATGTAGTTCGGCAGTTCGGAGAGAATGTAGCGGAGCAGTGCGCCCGGCTTCTGCGTACGGCGGATGTCACCCTTGTTCAGGGTGATGTACTTGTACACGTAGTCCGCGGTCAGTTCACGCTTGACGAAACTGGTGAGCTGTTCCTTCTTCTTGGTGCCGTAGTCGCCGACCGGATAGCCGTGGGCGCGGGTATCTTCGGTCAGGCCGAGAATGTTACCGCCGATGGTGAGACGGTCCATGCCGGTCTTGCGGAAGAGGTTCCACAAGCCGCTACCGCGCGTGTTGAGCGCGTCGGAGATGGTGGTGATGGCTTCGGTCGGGACGAACTTGTCCACGTCGGTCTTGCCTACGCCAAAGGAAGCGGTGCCGGCCATGTTGCGGGACACGGTGTCGGTCCACTCCTTGTGGAATGCTTCGACGCCCTTGTTGTCGTTATCGACGAGGGTGCGTTCGAAAGCTGCCATGGCTTCCGGGGAGTCGAGCCACGTTTCACGAGTGTGGGAGAAAGAGGCAATGTCGGACTGTTTGGCAGTGCGGTTGCTCTTGTTGATGATGACGAGCGGACGCTTGTTAGCGGACTGGACGGGTTCTTCCGGAGCGTTCTGTCCCTGACCGTTCGGGGTGTCGGTCTGGTCGTCGATGGCGTCCTTGATGTCCGCTACCGCGTCGGTCATAATGTCGGTGACGGACGCGGTGAGGTTTGCGGCTTCGTCCGGGTCGAGCTTGAACTGGGCGACGGTGCGGGCCAGCTTGGTCATGAGTTCGTTGTCCATGGTGTCTCCTTTTCGGTTGTTGATTGAGGTGAATGAGGCTCGGGGGTCGGCTCCACGGTAGACGACGCTGATTTCGACCAGTTCGCTGTCGTGGATGATGCCGTCTTTGCCGGGCTGTTTGTTGAATTCAACGGTGATGCTGAAACTGTTGGTGAGGCATCCGTCTGCCGCTAGCTGGCGGACGCGTTCTCCGTTGTCGACTTCGCTGAGTCTGGCTTCGGCCATGAGACCGGCATCGGTCATCCAGAGGCGGGTGATGGTGCCGGCTTGAGCTTCGACTGATGGCATGTGGTCGATGAGGAGGGGGAGTGAGAGCCTGTCGGATTTATCGAGGTCTGACACGAGTTTCAGGGTCCCGTCGGTGAGTGGGGCTTTGAGTGTGTCGAGGTCTACTGTGAGTCCGCCGCACATTACTTTGCCGGAGTTGGCGAGGAATGTGAGGGTACGGCCTTCGGTTTTAGCGTTACCGCTACTGTGGGTGAAGCTCTTTCGAGTGGTCATGTCACCCTTTCATCCGGTGGTAGTGATGTTGTTGTGAACGTCCTTTGGGGGCTTGTGTTCAAGTCCCCATAATAGCATGATGTGATATTCCAATAGGCTTCGGCAGTTTGGGCATTTGAGCGTGATGTCGGTGTCACGCGTGCATGAGCCGAGGTAGCGTCCGCATTTCTTGCAGTGGATGTCGTATTCCATGGGCTAGTCCTCCACGACTTCGTAGTCTTCGTAGCATCGGCAGTTCGGATGCCCGTTCGGCGTGTTCATGTCTTCGAAACTGTTGACGTATGTATGGTCTCCGACTTCGACGCTTGCACCGTAATCCAGGTATGAGCTGTCAAGGCCGACGGTAGCGCCATCCATATGCTTGCAGAAGTCGCATGTGGTCGCATCGCCGCTGGATCGCCATACTTTCTTCAGTCGGACGCCCAGTGTTTCGCTCATGTTTTTCGCACTGTACAAGCTTCCGATCCGTTGGGCTTGGACGGTTTCGCAGCGGGCGATGAGTTCGGCGTGCTCATTGCCGAGGCGTGCGAGCTCGTCGTGCAAACGTCTTGCGTCCCATTGTTCACTGTCTGCCCGGGTAAGGATGTCGAGTGTTTTCGCGGTGATGGTCTTGGAGGTCGTGTCGGCGATGGATTCCAAGTGGTCGAGGTATGCGGTCTTCACGTTTGATGGGAGGCTGGCCCAGTTGTAGAGGGTTTGCCAGTCGGTTTGCGCGTAGCCTTGCACTTCGACTGCGATGGGGTTGTTTGGGTGGGTTTCGGCCCATGCGGTGATGACTTGTTCGAGTTTCGTGCCGGTTTTGCGTGCGTAGTCGGCTAGGTGTTTCATGAGGTCGTCTTCCACGTCGTTGATCCATTGGTCGCCGATGGTTTTGAGGTCGTCGTGGAGGCTGTTTTGGGAGCGTTTTGCTAGTCCGATGACGCGGTTGACGTAGGTTCGTGTGGCGGTTAGTAGGTGTGTTTCGGTTGGTGTGTCGTTGGCTGGTTTGGCGGCTTTCGTGGTGTTTCTCGCGGATGGGAGGAGGGGCGTGTCGTGGGTGTTCGGGTGGAGGTTGAGTCGTCGGTATGCGTCGGGGAGGTTGAGTGCTTCTGCTGCGCTTTCGACCGATGCTCCCATGTTGACGAGTTGGATGAGGTTGTTGATGCGGATTTGTTGGGTTTCCGCCTGTATTTTTTCGACTTCGGTTTGTGAGGGGAGGTCGAGGGTGAATGTGATGCCGTAGCCTAGGCCGCCGGTGATGCGGTCGAGTTCGAATTGCCATTTGTCCCAGACTGTCATGCAGAGGGGTTTGAGGGTGTTTTCGATGAATGCGCGTTCGGCCATTTCGGCGTTGGCGTAGGTTTGGCCGTTGTCGATGCCTCGGATGATGTCGGGGACGGCGAGTGCGTTGGCTAGACGGTTGTTGACTACGTCGTTGACTGTTTGTAGGTCCAGTGAGTCGTTGGAGTTCTGGAATGGGACCCATACTAGTTTGCTGGTTTGGCTGGGCTTGTGGGTTAGTGGGTCGACGGGGATCATGTTGTAGGCGATGCCGTTGTTGTTGCCGGCTCCGCGGAATGTTTCTTCGAGGCGTGCACGGTTGCGTTGGAAGTCTTCGGCGTTTTCGGAGACGATGCCGAGCATGCCTGCTGGGACGGCGTTGTTGCCGAAGAATCCGCGCTCGTAGTCGGCGATCATGTCGTCGACGTTGGCCCATTTTTTGATGGTCATGGCGGGGCTGATGCCTCGCGTGGGGTCGTTGGGGTGGCGGCTGTATGAAAGCGCGATGGTTTCGTTGCGGGTGAATTCGTATTGGCGGGCTCCGTCGCCGAGGTTCATGGTTACGCGGTGGTACCAGTCGGAGCGGGTGTCGTTGTAGACGCGGCTGTTTGCCGGGAGGAGGGTGTAGCCGGTGATGTTGTCCGGGGTGATGGTGCCGCCAGGGCCTTCCGTCGTCCAGATGAGAATGTCCACGTGGGATTGGGTGAGCATGCCTGAGGCGATGAGTTTGAGGAATTCTAGGCAGCTGTATGTGTCGTTGGGGGCGTATAGGGCGTTTAACGCGGCTGGGGTGGGGTTGAGGCGACGGCCGTCCGAGGTGACGGCGTAGGGGATGACGGTGCTGAAACGTTGTGCGATGGCGTTCACGTACGGGAAGATGTTGTCGTACGTGTCGTGCATCGGGATGTTGTTGCCGCCGATTGTCTGCCAGGTGTTGCCTCCGGCTGGCGTCGGTGTCGTGTGGGGAGCGTTGGTGCGGCTGAATGCGTTCGCGAAGCCTGAACGTAGGTTGCTGAGAATGGTCAATTTGCCTCGTTTCGGTATGTAATGTTCTATCGCACCATTCTACCGTCTACGGGTTGCTGGATGGTTAGCAGACCATGACATCCCATGATGGAAGTTGCGGGGGTTCGTAGCATGCGAGGAGAACGCTGTCGGCGAGGTCAGGGCTGCCGAGGTTCATGGCGTCCTTGTAGTCTTGCTTGCTTTCGATTTGCCGTTGGTTACGGCTGGTTATCTGCCATTTGCGTGTGGTGAGTTCGGCCGTGAGCTTGGCTAGGTCGGAGAGCTGGGGGTTGATGCTGAGTTGGGGGAGCATGGTGGCGAAATCAAACCATAGTTCGGAAGCGACGTTCGGGTATTGGGGGTCTTTCGGTTTCCCGGCGTAGTTGATGCCGGTGGCGGGTAGTCCCCATGATTTGAGGAGGTCTGTGAGGCCTCCGCCTACGCCGGTGTCGTCGATGCGGATGTCGATCGGCTGGTATTGGGATGCGCGGAGTCTGATTCTTTCGGCGGTGTCGACGATGCTTGAGTGGGTCCATGATTCGAGTGTTTCGATGTGGTTGCCTTTTTTGATGGTGAGTGCGGTACGGTCGTTGCCGTATCGTGCTACGTCGATACCGAATGTTACCGGGCCGTTTTCTGGGGCACGGTGGATGGCTTCGTTGAGCATGTCATCGCTAATGAGCTGGTTGTCGGTGTCCGAATAGGGGAGTCCTAGCCAGATGTGGCCGAAGTCGGCGGTTTTCCGGTCGGCTTCGATCATGGAGAGCACGTCGGGGCTGAGGAGTCTTTCCACGTCCTTGAATGTGGTGTGCCAATGGCATGTCTGCCTGTGACGTTCCTCCGAATCTGTGGTGATGAAGTATGTCCAGACGGTGTCGTGGCTCGTTCGTGGATTCCATGTGAAGATCAGCGTGGAATTGGTTTTGCGGATGGTCGGGATGAGCGTGGTCAGGCTTTCCTTGCCGACTGTCTGTGCTTCCTCGACCCAGCATACGTCGATGCCTTCGATGCTTTTGATGCTTTCGAAATTGTTGTGCAGGCCGCGGAAGATGAAAGTGCTGCCGTTGATGTGGCTGATGCTGTCGCGGGTGATTTCGAAGCCTTGCAAACCGAATTTCCGGATGGTGCCCACAAGAAGCTTATGTACGGAGTCTGCGATGCTGTTCTGGAATTCTCGTGCACATAGGACGGTGATGGGCTGACTGGCGGCACGGAGTATGAGGCTTTGCGCGACGGCGGTGCTTTTGCCGGATGCTCTGCCGCCGGAGTAGCAGTAATAGCGATATGGTGGCGTCTCCGTGTGGAGCCACCACCATAAATCGCGGTATGGTCTTGCTATCTGCATGGGTCCAGTCTATGTGCTTACTGGTCGTCCTTGTTGTTTCCGGGGTTGTCGTCGAAGACTTCGAGTGTGATATGCGGCGGCTCGTAGCCGGTGACCGATATGTCGGTGGACTGGCGGGCCTTGCCGTCCAGCCTGTCGATGTAATCGGCCGCGACCTTCGGATCCTTGGAAGCGTTGAGAATGTGTCTGATGGCGATTTTCTGCACCATGGTGAGGTTCGGATCCTTTATTTTTTCGTTGAATTCTTCGGCGGTGAGCTTACTGAATTCGCGGATCCAGCGGGTCGGGCTGGTGTCTTTGGTCCATGAGCCTCGGTCTTGGGGGCGGTCTTGGAAGCCGCCTTTACCTGTTGGATTGCATGCTCCGCTGACGATGCGGCCGTGTGCGTCTCGTACTACTGCTTCTGTCATAGATCCTATTATACGGGGATAAAAATGCCCCTCCGGGGTTTGGAGGGGCGTTGCCTGTCAGGAGAGTAGGAAGACGATCAGGAGCTTCATTAGAGCTATTGCGCCTGTTATGCCGAGAACCGTGCCGGCCGTGATGAGGGCGTAGGCGGCGATGGTGCCTATCTTGTAGCTGAGGGGATGCTTTTTCGGGTTCATTGTGTTCCTTTCTGTCACCATTCATCGGCGTAGGACTGTGTGGGCTGGTTGATGTTGCCCCATGGGTCCTGTGTTGTGGTCGGTGTTGCTGCGGGTGCCGGCTGCTGTGGCGTGAACTGCGGGGCTTTGGCTTTTTTGAGGGCTAGGTTGATGGTCGCGTAGTTGATGGTGAAGTCGGTGCGTGGCTGGCCGTTGTGGTCGGTGCCTGTGGCCCATTTCAGATCGCCTTCGACGCGTACCGGCGTGCCTTTGTGGAGGGTTTGGATGTAGGTGGCTGCGAGGCGCTGGTCGTATTCGAAGATCGTTGCGAACATGGTGTCGTGGTTTACCCACTGTCCGGTCTGCTTGTCTTTGTGGCTTCCGTTGGCGGCTACTTTGAGGAGGAGGTATGGTGTTCCGTTCTTGGTTTGTTTGGGTTCGGGGTCTGCGACGAGGCGGGCGGAGGGAAGTACGATATGTGGATCGTTCATTGGAATGTTGTCCTTTCTTTTTTTGGTTAGTGGGTGGTTGTTCCGAGGGTTTCGTTTAGACGGGTTTCGCCGAGACGCGTGTGGAGGAGGGCCAGGCCCTTTCTCGTGATGCGTACGGTCGGGGGGAAAGCGAATTTCGTGCCGTCCGCTTTGGTGCCATGCTTTGTGGACATGACCATTACGAGGTGTCCGGCCGTGCAGTGTTTCGCGGTGGCATGCCATGAGCCGTTGTGCTTGTAGATCCAGCCGTTGGCTGCCATCCATTCGCGCAACTGCTTTTCGCTGACTGGAGTACCGGAGTTGGATAGAACCTTCGCGGCTTCGCGGACGAGCAGTCGGTCTTCCACATCGGTGAAAGCGTCGAGGGCCTTGGCTTTCGGTTCCAGTGCCTTGACCTTTTCCTGTTCTTCCTTCAGTTTGGTTGCGAGTTGGATAAGGAAGTCCGGGCTGGTGAGGGCTTTGTCGAGGGTCTGCTGGGTCATGTATGCGCCATGCTTGCGGACGGTTGGCAACACCTCGTGAGTGACCCAACGCTTGAACTCCTTGGCTTCCGACTTGCGGGATTTTAAGACGAGGCCATAGAGTCCGGCTTCAGAGATAATCAGCGGTGATTTTCCGCCGTTCTGAGCAATGTCTATACTATAGTCATTGCTTAATTTGCTGATCTCATCCGAGTCCAGGATCGTACGGAGATTGTTCGTTCGGATTTCTAGGATAGCGCATACGTCTTTGGCGACGAACCATGGGTCGCCGTTCTCATCTGTCAGGGTACGCAATGGTGCAGCGTTGAAGTCGAAAGTTTGGATTTCGGCATCCATTTTGGTTGTCTTTCTTTTATCGGTTATGGCTTATTTGTTGAGGGGGGTAGGCGGCTCGCGTCTACCCCCCCCGTGCGGTGGATTGTGTTTTTACTCGTCGGCTTCGGTGTCGTTCTTGGCGGGGATTACGTCTGGGTCAAGGAAGTAGCATCTGCCGACTTTGACTGCGTGGAGTCGTCCTTCGCGGATGAAGCGGCGGACGGTCTGAATGTTGAGCTTCCAGCGGGAAGCGTATTCGGGAACTGTTGCGGTGTAATTTTTAGCGTTCATAGGTCTTATGATACAACACGTCGAGTATTCTTGCAATCTGTTTCGCGTAGGTGTGTTGCTGGTAACGATGACATAAGGCGGTGTTTCGGATATAAAAAAATGCTCAACCGGGGGAGAGGGAACTAGAACCCGGTTGAGCAGTCAGCTGTCAAGAGTACACAATGAAGTGCAAGACTCACTATAGCGCCGTCTTCGCTGTATTGCAATCGGTGTGTGGATGGTCTGTCGTCCGTTCGGCGTGTCGCGAGAGTGATCATGATATTGTGTGTATATCAAACAACGTAGGACATGAAAATCCTGCAACCTAGAAAGGAATAAGAAAATGGCCGAACAGAACAACAACAACAACAACAACAACAACAACGAGAACGTCCAGCCGCAGGCCGCACCGCAGCCGATCATCATCAACAACGTGACGAGCACGCAGCCGGACGACAGCGGCAAGAAGAAGGCCCCCGGGTTCCTCAAGGTCCTCGTCTATTCCGTCTTCACGTGCGGAATCTACTTCTTCTACTGGCTCGTCAAGAGCATTAACGGCGGATACCGCAAGCGCTGACACTGACTCAAGATAAGACAATCCCCGTCCCTGGTCTTTCGACCGGAGGCGGGGATTATTATTATTCAAAGGAAAACAGTCGGGGCGGGAAACCAATAAAACGCCCCGACACTCATAATACTACCACAAAAGGAGGCGCTAAATGGAAATCATGCTGGACAACGGAGCGTACACGCCGTCACGAGGCCACGAGACCGACGCGGGACTGGATCTGCGTACGCCAAAGGCCGTGACGGTGCCGGCGTACGGGAGCGCGATAGTCGACACAGGCGTGCACGTGGCATTGCCGTGTGGATGCGCCGGACTGCTCGTCAGCAAGAGCGGACTCAACGTCAAGCACGACATCACGAGCACCGGACTCATCGACGAGGGATACACGGGCAGCATCGTGGTCAAGCTCTACAACCATGGCGGCGAAGACCATGAGTTCGAAGCCGGGGACAAAGTCACGCAGCTGGTCGTGATGCCGGTAGTCTGCGAACCATTGGAACAGGTGTCTACGTTCCGTCCGTCCGAGCGTGGCGATACCGGCTTCGGAAGCACCGGGAGGTAAGCCATGTGGCACGGAGGAAACAAATACCGAGCTCGTAAGACGACTGTGGACGGCATCACCTTTGATTCGAAGCGCGAGGCTGACCGGTATCTCGTCCTGAAGAGCATGGAGGAAGACGGAGCCATCGAAGATCTTCGCCGCCAGGTTCGCTACGAGCTTGTACCGGCCTTCGACGTGGACGGCAAGCACTACAGGCCCGTCTATTATGTGGCGGATTTCACCTACCGCGAGAATGGCCATGAGGTCATCGAAGATGTCAAAGGCATGAAAACGGACGTGTACAGGCTGAAAGCGAAGCTCGTCGCGTACCGGTATGGGATGAACATCAGGGAGACGTGACAGACTCTAGGCGGTTATGGCCCCGGTTGGTCTTGGGAGGAATCCCGGACTGGCCGGGGCCTTTTTTGTCGACGCCAACAAAAAGGTAGGAGGGGCGGGGAAGATCCAGCTACCTTCGATATCTAGATATCGAGCAAAGAAGAGGGTGGGGTCATCGATGGCTCTTTTCATCACCCCTACCGAATGATAAGCCCACCCTCAAAATGAGGGTGGCAACACTCAAAATGAGGGTGGCTAACACTCATTTTGAGGGTTAGCTAAACCTCAAAATGAGGACTCATATATATAGCTCTATAGGGATAGATGGATACTCTAGTTAATAGAGATAAGAGAGAGAAAGAAAGATAAATCTTTCTTTCCAAAGAGAGAGAAACCGAACCCAATCTCCGAAACCAAGCCTTTAAGGCTTACTCTCTCTACCAGAGCTCGCTCACTCCCTCAAGAAACACACAGCGGTGGTTGTATGGGGTGAGGGTTGGGACATAGCGTACGGCATGCTTGGTTGGCTTGCTTCGATGCTATTCGATGCTTCGTGGCATGCTTGAGGTAACGCAACAGCAAGAAAGGATCAACACCATGAGCGTTTACGACACTATCGGTAATCTTCTCGTCGAACGATACAACGTCCATTTCAGTGAGGAGGGCGAACAGAAGTCGAGGAGGTTTTTCTCGGGCTTGTGTTCGAAGTTCGGTGATGAGGAAGTCCTTGAAGCGTGGGATACCGCATGCAGGAAGTATGATAATCCGGTGACTGCGCTTTCTAAGCTTGGTGGCATTCTCTATAATCGCAGTCTCTTCAGTTCGTTCATCGAGGAGGCCTGACCGTGAAGGACCTCCCGCCCATGCTTAAACTGGTCGACATGATGGGTTTTTCCACTGCGGCCGTCTATGCTACGCTCTATGACCTCTACCGGAGACAGAGGAGGCGACAGCGACACTTTCATGACGGCTGTTATTGGGTTCGGATGCCCCTACGAGAATTTTCCCCGGATGTTCCCAGAACTGCCCGCATGTATCGTTTCCAAGGCACTCGGAAAGCTTGAAGACGAGGGGCTGCTCAGAATGGTCCATTACGGCCACCTCAGCTGGTATACGATAACCAGAATACGTCGGCGTGTCGTCTAGAAAACGTGTTATACTAGAGACATACGCTATTTCAAGTGCCCACCACTTGAGTGGAGCAAAAATTTGAAATGGCATGAATCCCATTGATTGCCACCGGGTGGGCCAATAGCAATCAACGGGATTCTCTTATATCAAAGGAAAACATCATGTCATCAGTCAAGGACAACAACTTCGTCACGGTCCAAGGGTGGATGCGCACCAAGCTCAACCTCAAAGGCAACGAACTACTCGCCTACGCCGTCATCTACGGTTTCTCTCAGACGGACGGTGCCAAATTCACCGGATCCAGAAAATACCTCGCCGAGTGGTGCGGGTGTTCCATGGCCACGATCGACAGAACGCTCAACTCCCTCGTCGACAAAGGTCTCATCTCAAGGACCTCATACGTCACAAAGCACGGCTACCGCGCCATCGAATACGCAGCCATAGGCCCAACCCACGTCGACGAACTTCCCAACGCGGAACCGCAAACCGCGGCCACGGACGATCCACGCACGCCGACCATCGAACCCCAACCACTCCTCAACGAGCCGCAAATCCCCGCACAACCGAAGGAGCCCGACCCCACCGAAGAGATCGTGGACCACCTCAACAAGCGTGCCGACACCCACTACAGGTCCACCACGGCAAACACTCGCAAACTCATCAAGGCACGACTCAGGGAAGGCTTCACCGTCGACGAAATCAAACTCGTCATCGACAAGAAATGCGCAGAATGGCTCAACAACCGAGACATGGCCCGATACCTCCGCCCAGAAACCCTCTTCGGCAACAAGTTCGAAAGCTACCTCAACGCCAAGTCGAGACCGCAGTCCAATCTCAACACCAACACCAACACCAACACCGCAGCCCAACCCATCGACGCCGACGGCCACATGGCCAAATGCACCCGCGAAAACGGATGGTTCTAACACGACACGCCGGCAACGCAATGACAACAGCACGTGAGGTAACATTATTGTAAACAACAGAAAGGAACCATAATGGAAACCAACCTCATCGAAACCATGACCCGCAAGGCAAGCCAAGACAGCCACTACGAAGAAGGCGACTACCTCGGCGAAGACGGCCTCCTCATGTGCGGCAAATGCCACACACCAAAACAATGCCGCTTCATCGCCACATGGGACGGCAAGGAAAAGAAACCATACACGCTCTGCGTCTGCGCACGCGAACGCCGGGACGCCGAAGAACAGGCACGACAGGCGCAAAACCTCCGCATCGAAGTAAACCGTCTCCGCAAACTCGGCTTCCCCGACAGCGAAATGGCCGACTGGACATTCACCCACGACGACGGGACCGACCCAAAGACCACGAACATCGCCCACAAATACGTCGACAACTTCCCCGAAATGAAGAAACGCGGCAAAGGCTTGCTCCTCTACGGCCCCGTCGGAACCGGCAAGACGCACGCGGCGGCATGCATCGCCAACGAACTCATCAACCAAGGCCGCCCCTGCCTCGTAACCAACTTCGCACGAATCACGAACACCCTCCAAGGAATGTTCGACGGCAAACAGCGATACCTCGACGACTTCAACCGACTGGACCTACTCGTCATCGACGACCTGGCCGCGGAACGCGACACCTCCTACATGAACGAAATGATCTTCAACATCATCGATTCCCGATACCGGAGCGGCAAACCACTCATCGTGACATCCAACCTCACCCAAGCCGAGCTGACGGCCCCGACTTCCGTCGACAAGGAACGCATCTATTCGCGACTGCTCGAAATGTGCGTACCGGTCGAAGTGAAAGGCGCGGACAGGCGGGAAAAGAAGCTCCAAGACGATTCAGCCGACATGGCAAGACTTCTCGGCCTCTGACCATACCAAGGCGACACGTGCAAAAGCGTGCCGCCTTTTCGGTTCTTCGGCGTGTCGTAACACGATTGTGGGTATAGTGTTAGATATCAGGCGAGGAAAACACCAAGCCACAAAAAAGAAAAGGAACACAGAAAATGAGCAAATACACAGCCCTGAAAACCCTCTTCACCACGCTCTGCGGAAGCCTCCCCTACGAATACGACGAGAAATACTTCAACGGCGCAGGCCTGGAAGACGCCATCATAATCACCAAAACAAACTCAGAACGCAGCATATACATCACCGCAAACATGCCCTACGACAACAACATCTTCGACCTGACCTTATATGACGACACCTACGACGACGACCCAATCGAAATATACCAATGGGACGCCGACGACCAGGACCTCACCCTCATAGACCTCATCGCCTACATCGAAAAAAACCTCTGACAAGAAAAGGAACAAAAATGAACCTCGAACCGAACGCATTCGCTACCGAACTCTCCAACACGCTAAACACCACCAAGGGAAACTACACGGTAAAAACCATCAACCTCGGCGACTACGGGACCTCATGCGAAATCACCAAACACGGGTCAGACAGGAAACTGCACCTCACCCCAATCGAAGACGACCTAATCGACATGGCACTGTTCGACGGGATGGGAACCGCAATCGCAAACGGCACGCTATTCAACAAAATCGCTTCAGACATCACCACGGAGAAACTCGCGAACCTCGTATCAATCTGCTTCTGAAAGGAGAGGACAATGGGCAGGAAGAAAAAGGAGCCAGTCACCATCGACTTCAACGACGCCGACATGATGAACTGGATCAACGAAATGCGTACCAGCCAGCCGTCAGCATCCGAGCGTCGCAAGATCAGCGACTACCACTACTATCATCGCCACAAGGCGGAGCGGGCCGAAGCAAACCGAAAATGGAGGGAAGAACACGCCGAACAATACGCGGCAAAACAAAAGGAATACCATAGCAAACCAAAAACCCTCAAGAAAAAAAGAGAGGCAGCCAGGGAACGCTACCATACCGACAATGAATGGCGGGAGGAAATGCTCGCCAGACAGAGATCCAGATACCACGCGATGACCCCTGAACAAAAAGCTGAATACACCCGGAAACAGACCGAACGAGCCCGAATCCGACGCGCCAAAGCCAAAGCCGAAAAAGAAGCAAAGGAAAACAAATGACCAACAACATCGACCACCCAGCGCATTACGCCAGCCGCAACATCGGGTGCGAATGCATCGCGCTCGCACGACGGCAAGCCTTCTGCACAGGCAACGTCATCAAATACCTATGGCGTGCCCCATTCAAAGGCCACGAGACGGAAGACCTGAAGAAAGCCATATGGTACGCCCGGCTCGCGTCGGAGACCGGAGAAAAAGTGGTCAAGACCGGCCCATGCGACGTAATCCTTTACCGGCTCCTCCTCTCAACCACAGGCGATGAATGCACCGCATGGACCGGTCTCAGACAATCCGACTGGAACCTGACCATCGAAGCCCTGGAACGGATGACAGGAAAGGAAGAATAATAGTGCACAAACTCTCTGACATACCACTCACGACGGCGCTCGTGGAACATTACCTCTTCGATCTCGGATATCCAGTCGAAAAGGTCAGCGAAATAGTCGACATGGATAAGGAAACCGTCGAAGAAATCTACGAGGCACGAATCAGATACACCACACCGGCAAGGAGAGCACTATGAAGAAAGCATCGAAAACCCAGATCATCAAATGGTATGAGGCCGGCCTGACGGTAGATGAATTCGCTCCGCTCATCCCACAATACTGCAAACCGGAAATCGAAGCGGTCATCAATGAATACAGAGAGGAGAAAGAATGGGCACGATTAGTGACATCTGCACGGCATTGATCCTTGCTCTCACCGTGCTCATCGCATGGAGGAACCGGTGAGAACGTGATCCACCTCAAATCTGCGGCGTGTCGCGATTGTGCCCACGCCGCATTATGATATATTGGAGATATCAAGCAATACGCTTGGCAGACACAAAGAAAAGGAAACCAAAATGAACACCATCACCACAACCAAAGTCAAGACCATGATGCACGACATCGACGTACGCCTCGACCAAAAAAGTCACTACGACGTTCACTTTGGCCATATCGGACTCGCCTACCGCGTCGGAACCCACAAATTCGTTACCTTCGAAGACTTCTCCCGCACCTTCGAGGAATACGAAACCGACAACAAAGGCGCGGATTGGGCGTGCTACCTCTACATTCTCGCCAAGAACCAGCCGAAACTCCTTGACTTCTTCATCAAGGCCTACAACTTCGCCGGAATGGAAGCGCTAAGGATCTTCATGGACAAGCAGGACTACGACGGCCCGCAGACTGAAGTCTACCTCATCCGCAAGAACTGACCACCATCGCGCCACAAAGGAACATCCAATGGAAAACAACAACCTCAGCAAGAAATTCATGCAAGTACTCAACGAAGTCCCGAACTTCTCCACCGACGAAACAGCCAACGCCGGTAGCCGCACCTACAAGTACCTCAACCTAGCCACCCTCCTCAAGAACATCAAGCCCATCTTCGAGAAGTACGACATCGCATTCTCCCAGAGAGTCACCTTCGACGGCACGGGAGACGGACGACAGACCCTCGGCACCATCGAAACCATCATCTTCGACGAAAACGAACAGCAAGTGGTCTGCAAATACCCCTTCTTCGTCACCGGAGACCCGCAGCAGGTCGGAAGCGCCATCACCTACGCCCGCCGCTACAGCCTCACCACCGTACTTGGCATCTTCCCTGACAAGGACGACGACGGCGGCTACGCGAAGCAGAAGTTCGACACGGCCGACCGGCCGATAGGAGCGGACCAGTACGCTACGCTCGTCAAGGCGATGGACGCGCACCAACTCCCGCCGGAAGCACGAGGAGAATTCATCAGCGGCACTCTAAACCGCCAGGTCAAAGGATGGAGAGGAATCACTCAAGCCGACCTAGCCAAGCTCATGGACGCCATCAACAGGATGTGACACAGACAAGCCCCGACATCACGTCGGGGCTTTCTCGTACCTAAAGGCATAATAAAAAACCTCCAAGTGATAAAGCTTGGAGGCTTTCAATGCCAATGCCGGCTACAAGGCGACCAGAAAATACCGATCACCATTCTCCTTATCGAGATCTCCGAGACGGAACCCGTAGTCGGCGAGCTTCTCATTCGCGGAGGCTCCCATTCATCTTCATCAGCACCGAAGATACCCTCGATACGTTCGGCGTCGTCGATATCGCCTTCCTTAACGTCGATGAGCCAGTCGCGGTCTCCATTGAGCCACAGGCCTCGGTAGGTGGCGTCGGCGATAAAGATAGTGCTGAAGTCGCCGTACTCAAACACCGCCATCGGAGTGACAGTGACTTCCTTGTAGGTGTCGTAGTCCTTTACGGTGATTTCCGTGGTGTTCATTTCAATTCCTTTCCTTTGCGGTTGACATACCCGTAATACCATTTAGGATAACGCGGCGCGCCGATGCGGTAACAAAAGGAAAACGACACACCGACATGTCACCTTACTTCCGCATGTGATATAGTAAGAATATCACCCCAAGAAAGGAATGACAATGAAAATCATCAACCTATCCCAAACCAACAACACCGACGCATGGCTCCAAGAACGCACCGGACGCATCACCGGCACCAAAAGCGGCAGCCTAGCCCTAGACCACTACCAGCAAACCGACACCAAAAAAATCATCAAATACCGGGACAAGGCACTCGAACAAGCAAAAAAAGCAACATCAAAAGATGAAACCGAAGAACACTTCCGGACGGCACTAAAATACGACGAACTACTCACAGAAGCCGAAGCAAAAAACAAACGCCTCAAAGTAGGCATCGATTTCTGGAAATTCCTCGCCGAAACCATGGCCGAACAGCCAGACGGAGAAAACCCCATGGAACGCGGCCACAGACTCGAACCAGAAAACATCCAACTCACCCTCCAACAACTCGGCTACAAGCAAGAAGACTGCATAACCGACTGCGGCATCTGGGAAAGCGACGAAGACGACCGAATCGCATGCAGCCCAGACGCCTACCAGAATTCAGCAACCCCAACATGGGCCATCGAATGCAAAAGCCTCGGAAGCGCCTACCACCTCCAAGCCGTCATCCCATGGATGGTCCACTCACAGCGCATCCGCCAACGAGAAATACCAGGAAACCTCGCCGACGCAGCCGCACAAGTCCTCCCCCCAACAGCAACAAGCCTCAAAACCGCCAATATGGACTTCATCCCGGACGCGTACCGCGCGCAAGTGCTCCAATACTTCGTCGTCTGCGACACGCTCGAAACCCTCTACTTCGCAATGTACGATCCACGAGTCTATGGACCCGCACAACACCAAGTCATCCCGATACGCCGAACGGAAATCCAACCACTCATCACCAGCCACAAACGCAAACAACTCAACACATTACACATCATCGACACCATCACGGAAGCAACAGGAGCATCATTCTAATGACCATCGACACTCTCCTCAACAGCCCGGACATCTACGTCCTATTAGACGGCTGCCCCACATGCCGGCCCGAAACCGCGAAGTTCCTGGACTCATGCCGCACGACAGCACAATGGATGTGGAAACAACTACACATCGTCCCCTCCGGCAGCCCGACAGCAACCCTCATCCGCACCATCGCAAAAAACCAAAACAAACCAATCAAATACCCCCTGATACTGTCCGGCGGGACAATCCACCACACTCCAGCAGAAATCATCACGAACAACGAAAGGACCACAAAATGAAAACCGAATGGTGGACAGCCGCAATCGCGGCCGGCCTCACAGCAGGATACGCAACCACGGTCAGCCAACTCTCCCCCGGCCCCGGAGACATCTTCGCCAAACTCCGAAAACAACTCACCACTAAAACCGAAAACGCAGACAACAACACCATCCGCAGCCTCGACACGCTCGCCTACTGCGGATGGTGCCTCAGCCCCTACACGGCACTCCTCGCATGGGCTGCGACAGCGAAGATCCACCACATCCGCTTCGGTATCAAATGGCTCACCGGATGGGCCGTAACCACAAGCATCGCAGCCTACTACCGACACCAAGCAGAAAGCAGACTCTAATGGACACTCCGAAACTCCACGTACTCACACTCCTCCACCTCGCGGAAAAACCAATCACCCAGGAACGACTGACCGACCTGGCCGAAACGATACGCTACCACGACACGCCTCAAAGCCTAAGAAGCCGCATGGTCGAACTTGAACGGTCAGGACACGTCCACCGCGTCGACCGAAACGGCATCAGCAGACACAACCGGCCATGCTGGAGATGGCAACTCACCAAAAAAGGCGAAGAACTCATGCAGGAAATCTTCGACACCACGACACCGGGCGAAAGGCGATAAACAACCATGACAACGAAACCATTCACCGCCACCATCAAAGGCGAAAAAGTCACGGTAATTCAGAACGCGTACACGGGGCTCTTCCACGCAATCAAAAGCGACGGCCGGCATACTCCAGTCAACTACCATCTCATCCGGACGCAGACGACCAGCCAGCAGCGACTCAAATATTGGCGGAACCGGCACGGTTACACGCAGGCCGAACTCGCAAAGCTGATCAACGTGTCCAGTCCGACCATCATCATGATGTGGGAAAACGGGCTGAGACACCCCCGCAAGGAATACCGACAGCGACTCAATGCCGAGCTCGGCGGCGAGGTCTTCTTCGAGTAGCCCATCCTACGGCGTGTCGCATCATCACGGCACGCCGTTCATGATATAGTGAAAACATCAATCAGAAAGATTGACACAACACAAAAAGGAACAAAACCATGGAAACCATCAACTACCTCACCACCCTCGTCCGCCTCCTCACACGCCAGCCGAAAGCCGCCGAAATACTCGATGAGCACGGCCTAGGCCTCGAAAACACCTTCGGATGCATCGGAATCAACGACTTCGACAGCTTCATGAGACTCTACGGCCTCCTCAACACCATCGAAACCGTCGAAACCACCACAATCAACACCATCGAAGAAGACGGATACGATTTCACCGTAACCAATCCAATCACCATCCGCTTCTTCCACCTGAAATAGCCTCCAGAACAAACAAAAACGCCCCGCAGACGGCCGAACAAGCCAAACGCGGGGCGTTACCATATCAGAAGCGGACTAGCGGCTCACACCCGCATAATGCACGCCGAACAAGCCAGCCACACCGGAACCAACCAGCGCGCAAGCACCACCAGCCACGGCAACCCACGACGGAACACCCGGCACCGCGCTCACCAGACTGGCCACAGCACCGGCGATACCAACCAGGCCGGACACCAAGTACGCCCAACGACGAGTCTCAGCATCAAAGGTCGGCACGTAATTATCCGAACCATCGGCACACTCATTCGTGATCATGGTCTCCGAAGTAGGCTCACCGGTCAACACGTCATCAGCCAACACTGCATGCTTAGCCATAAACATCAATCCTTTCAATCAGTTAAAGATACGACCATCATTCAGCCGCTTCTGGAACTCCATGACAGCCGGAGACGGAACCGGACCAATCATCCCATCACCAGCATACCCGTTCATCTCCATGAGGAACCGGTGAATGAACTCAGGCCCGGCATTACGCGGCCGATCGGTAATACCGAAACGGTGCGACATCCATTCCACCCAATCACTACCCGAAGTACCCTCTTCCAAACAGAAGATATTCTGATTCTCGATACATCGAATCTGGCCGGACATGACACCATCAACCGACGTGCCGGCAACCTCCTGAGCACGCCTCATCGTCGCCGGACCCCAAGACCCATCCACCGCAAGCTTCGTCACATTGGACGTGGACGGCTGGTGAGGCACCGGATTAGACGGAGCCACCAAACCACGCGACAAACGATCCAAACGCTCCAAATCATACGTGCCCGGACACTGCGTGTTATAACAGTCACGGTGACGGATCAACGGCAGATCACCATACTCGGCACGCAAGTCACGGATCAACTGCGCGACCGTCAGATAATCACCATCGGACTGGCGGGGATTGCATTCAATACCGATACCCATGTCATTGCCCTTGGAATGGACACCCACTCCGTCACCGGCATGCCACGCACGATCGTCCGGATCCACGATGCAAGCCACGCGACCGGATTCAACCACGTAATGCGCTGAAGCGCCACGAGACGGGCTACATAAGGTATTGATGACACCCTCAAACGTCGGATGCGTATTCGGGTCGCCCCACCAGTGAATCACAATATACTTGATCCCGTACGGGCGACCGCTCGTATAATTCGGACTATCATACTTAGTAATGTATTCATATGACATTTTGTCTCCTTTCAGACAGTTAAAACATACCAGACGGTAAACAGAAAACGGGCGAAAGCCGGCATACCGGTAACAAGCAGATAGCCAGCCACCACCATGACGCCGACAAGAAACGACGACAATAGGATCAACACGACGTTCTCGATGAATTCCTGACGCATGCCACCAGCATACCAAAACCACATAGGATAGACTTAGTTTCATGAACGAACTAATATCGTCACTCTTCGGACTACTCGGCATCGCACTAGGCGGAGCCATCACATACACCACCACACGACGCAACAACCTCACCACCGCCTACCAGAACCTCGTCGAAGCCCAAGGCGAACTCAAAAAACAAATCGACGCCCAAGACCAGAAAATAGACAAACTCATCGAAAGCCGCGACGAACTCCAACACATCAATGACCTCGAAACCGGCTACATCCGCAAACTAAGCCACTGGCTCGCCCAATTCTGCGAAATCATCGAAGACAAAAAATTCCTCACAAGTCACCCCAAACCAAGCCTCCCCGACGAACTCCGCGACCGCATCTGCCCACTCTAACCCCACACGAGATACGAAAAAGCCCCGGCACACAACCGGGGCTTCCTCATATTAGACCGACCATGATAATCATATCAGACAGACCACGACATGGTAGCACTGACCCACGCACCCTTCGCATACGTGATATCCCTGAAAGGCCGCACATACAAGCCCGTCTTATCCAACTGGAAACCAGTATATTCAGCACCGGCCGCGGGAACGTTAAAATCAACCACGTTCGGCCTCACATAATCCGGGAACGTAAGAATCTGACTCTTATCCCACGCGGTCGCCTTCCATTCAGGACCCCTCGTCGCCTTGACCATAAGACTGACAATATTCCCCGACATCGAACACTTATACCAAACACTCCAATCCTTTGCCCACTGGCCCGGATTCAACTGAATGTCAGTCAATGCCACCCAATCATTATTGACACGACGGTACCGTTTCCCATTACTCGCAGTAACAGCCTCGACCCCATCAACAGTCCAAATCGCGATCAACTCATTCCAAGTATTCACCTCAATCGTGCCATCAACATGGATCTTCGGAGCCACATCAGACACGACACCAGCCGTAACCCTAGCAATGACCAAACCATTGATCTGCGCGTTAGGCGTACTGGCATCCCACGACTGCAGCCAAGCGCCCGGAGTCTCACCATGAGACAAACTCGGATCATATGCAGCAACCACGATCTTATAATCCCCCACAGAATCAGCCACGTTCACCGTCATAGGCTTCGATATCGAATAAGTGTACGAGCCGGTCGTCTCCCACGGTCTTACCGTACCACAGTGAGGCTTAACCGTAACAGTCAACCCATCAATCGTCGCCAACGGGGTAGGACTACCATACCGGACACCCTGAACGCCACCGAAAGCGGAACCATCGGACGGGAACAGGAACGGGTTGACAACATGCCGATAATCATCAGCCGTATACGTCGGCGAACCGTTCAAAGCAGTCAAAGGATGCAACACAATATCAGCCATAAGTCATTCCTCACAATCAATCATTCAGACGTGGACACACCCATTTTACCTACCAAGGAAGATAGCCGAGCAACCTCCGTCCGGAGCTCGTCCACCTCACTCATCGCCTGCTGGGCCAACCGTAAAGCAGCCACGCTCAACCTCGGATAATCAACACCCGTCGGAACACCATCATCATCATATTCGCAAAAAAAACCAAGCCCGGCATCATCCAAATCTTCCGCCAACAGTCCGACGACAGGCTGCGCGTCATCAAGATTCAAATTCAGATCATCCTTCAACCAATACACCCGCCATTTCACCTGACGAAGAGCATCCACCGAAACGAACCCGTCAGCATCACTGGCTTCCACAACCGAACCCTCCGACGAACAGTCGACACCCAACATGCCATCACAAATGCAATAAACCGCTTTCCCAGGAGCCAACGAAAGCGGATTCCCAAACGCATTCCGCACGCCGGTACCACCATGCGCCGGCACCACCACCGCATCAGACCGGCCGGCATCAGCCTGACTCTGCTCAGTAACCAACGATTCGAAATCCTTCTCGACCTCGGTAACACGCTCACCCAACCTGCTAACACTCTTACCGACACTCGAAAACAATTCCTCCAACCGACGGCGAACCTCCGCAAACTGGCGGGCGGTAGCATCCACACCATCCAACGAAAACCTGAACTTACCTTGCATCAGAACCTCCTACTGCAACGTGGGCGTAATAGTCCACACGCCACTGAAATCAATGTCATAACCGACGATACGCGCCTCGCCATGGTCGAAACCAGTGAAACGACCATCAACATCGGCGACAGTCCACGCGACGACATCCCCAGGCCGCCACTCCTCATAAACGATCGGAGCGGACAACAAACTCAACGTCATGCTCATGGTATTCGTACCATCCCGCAATTGCCGCAACGAAGCCGAAGCATGAGCATTCAAAGTTTCCTTCTGCGTAATACCCGACGACAGCCGGACCACATGCTCCACGACAGGACGGTAAGACTGTTCAGCCACCATCGTATCGGAACGCAACTGGTCTTCACCGGTCGTATCCCCGACCGCCCACACCATGTTCGCCCCAAAACCGTTCGTATAATCTTCCACGATCTTGAAAGATGTCATCACACTCTCGTCAAACGTCGTAACCGGGACAGTCGAACCTATCCTATCCGCAACCGTCAAAACCGGCATATACCCGCCATCAACGGTCCGCCATGACGTACACCATTCCGGCCCATCCTGCACGTTCGACAATTCCTGAAGAACGCTCAACAACGTCTTATCAGAAGACTCCTCATACGTCCTATCACGATGAATGTGGCTAGGAGACGCCTCCACCGAAAGCATGAACCGGTGCCCCTTAAGCGTACTCGACACAAGATCCTTCACAATCTCGCACTGGTCACGATTCGAATACGTATGATCCTTCACACACACGCTATCCAAATAATGTTCAATAGTCGCCACGGTGAGAGACACCCCACTCCCCTGCAAGGTACGTTCGCGTTTGACGACGATCCCACCCCACAATACCGTCGAACCACGAACCAGGAGAATCGCCACCCCATACGGGATCGTGGCCTCAACCCAATTAGCCGGAATATTCCGCCACGGAAGCATCATCGTCTCACTCGCAATCTCTTCGAAACGATACGAAAGCTTGGAAACCTGCAAGTCCGAAAACTCCGCTAACACGGTCCCGCTAGTCAAAGACACGGCAAGGAACTGGAACCCAGCAGTATCCCACACGACACGACCACGACCGAAAACAGAAACCCCATTCCAAACATCAGTCGAACCCATGACATTCCTCCTTTACACGTAAGCCGGATAGAACGAAACCGTCATACGAGCCGCATCTGAATACTCGCTCGCGTTGAAACCCCAAACATTCATGCCGGGTTCCGCCTGACTCCATTCACGACGTTTGACACGACCACGCGCGGGATCCGTCCCGTCAACCAGGATCTCATGAGTCACACCATTGATCGTCGCATAATGGCCACTACCCAAACTCATGTTAAAAGCTATGGTATGACCGCTATTGGCATGCACCACCTGCGGGTTGACAACAGGACCATCGATACGGATCATCACCGGACTGGAAGCCGTACCGACATTAGTCAATGACAGTTGCCCGGACACGACGTTCTCGCTCCACATCCAAGAAGACGATGAGACGGCAGTCTCCTCGAAATGGTAAGGAAACAGCATGCCACCCGACGAACTCGGCAGTCCCGAAACACCGGACACTGATTCCAACCCATACAAGTACGGGTTTAAAGACGTTAACCCGATACTGAACCGGAGCATGTTAACACCAGCCCATTTAACCAATGGGGCTGACGTTGACTGCCATACCCGTACCTGACGGCCGATATTCCCCAATCGTGCGATCAACAGCATCCCCCCAGTATCCAAAACGCTTTTGAACGCGTTCCACGCAGTAATACATGATTCCGTACAACGGCCGATGATATGACCCTCGACCGTGATGGTCCGGCCTTGCAATCGTGGAAGATTACCATACCAGCCATCAGTCATGGCCTTGCTTTCAGTATGCAACGTAGACGCCACACCATCATACAAGCCGGACACATCCTGAAAAGTCACATGCCATTCACACCCGTTATCATCCAACCCATACAAAGGGAAACCGTTCAACGTCAACTGAATGTCACGAGGGTCAATCGGAAAAAAGCTCATAAGACTAGACTAGCTCCTTTACACGTAAGCGAAATTAATCATGCGTACCGTTTCACGAGCGGCTGCCATCGGATCCGACGCGTTAACCGTGATAGGAGCCGACACTCGAGGCCCATTATTCGTGTTCGCCAGAACCGGAGACGAGACAGGCAGACTCGCCGGACCATTTGACAGACTGTTCGGCATGATATCCGCGACCATACGTTGCACCGGGTTCACTGCCAGGCTCATGTTCGCTTCCACACCCTTGCCCAAGCCGGCGGGGATCATCTTACCCACTTCGTCACGGAACACTCGAGACGGGGAATGAATACCCAACGCGTTTTTAGCCGCGTTCACGACACTGGAAGCCGCGGATTTGGCTGCATTCACGGCCGCACTGATAGCATTCCTAATACCGTTCACCAAACCCATGATGATGTTCTTGCCCGCATCCAACAGCCAACTGCCAGCCCCGTTGAACGCGCCCTTGATCTTCCCGCCGATGCCTCGCACAGTGTTCAACACATTGTTGACACCATTTGACACGGCACTGGTGATACCGTTCCAAACACTACCGACAAGACCTTTGACCGCATTCCAAACACCAGACCAATACGAGCTAACGTAACCCATGACCGAACTGATCACGCCTGAAACAGCATTGATAGCGGCCGACACGTTGGATTTAATACCATTCCATACCGAGGTGATGATATTACCGATACCAGTCCATACGCCATCCCAATCGCCTTGCACGGCCGCCAGGATCGTGGTAATGATCGCGTTGATGACGTTCATGGCATTCGTGATCACTGTCTTAATGTAAGGGAACACCGCGTCGATGATGCCTTGAATGGTTGACGCGACAGTCGTAAACGCAGCCTGAATGGTCGGCAGTACGGCCTGCACCACGGCAGCCATATTATTGATGACCGGCGTGACCGTGCTCATGATCGTCGCGCCGACCTCCGTGAGTTTCGCGACCAGTGAGCCTAATACCGGCGTGAACGCTTGGAAAGCCGTATTCAATACCGGCATGATCGCACTACCCAGATTCTGACAGGCTTGCATGAACGGTTGCAAGGCGGGTAATAGTTGAGTTGACACGATCTCACCGACAGGAGCGAACGACGATTGGAACACTTTACCAATCTGACTCAAAGCCGGACCAGCCGAGGAGACGAAACCATTGAAAAGGTTAGGCAGACTGCCGATCCACTCAGCGAGACTGCTCATGCCCTCCGTCAACGGGCCTTTGAACGAGTCCAAGAGTTGCACGCCCACGTTAACCACCGAAGCTTCCAGGTTACCCATGGCACCCTCGATAGTGCTGGTACTGGTAGCTGCCTCCTTCGCAGCGTCCGTCATACCCAAATCCATGACGGCCTTATTGAATTCCTCGGCGGTGATCTCACCCTTGGCCATCGCATCACGGAAGTCACCCGTGTACGCGCCGTTCTTCTTCATGGCTTCCTGAAGCTTGCCCGAAGCGCCCGGAATCGCATCACTCAACTGGTTCCAGTTTTCGGTGGTGAGCTTGCCCGCACCTGCCGTCTGGGTCAACACCATGCCAACCGACCGGAACGTGTCCGCGTTACCGCCAGCCACGGCGTTCAGATTACCGGCGGCTTCCGCTAAGTCCGCGTACCCGTCCACACCGTTCGCAGCCAACTGTGCGGTCGTGTTACGAATGTCGGACAGGTCATAGACCGTCTGGTCAGCATACTTCTGCGTCGAAGCCGTCAAAGCATCGATCGTGCTCGTGTCCAAGCCGGCGAAACTCAGCGTACTCGCGAACTTCTGGGCTGAATCGGAAGCCTCGATGATATCACCGCTAAGATCGCTGATCGCGTCCACAGCCATGCTGACACCGGTAGAGACCAAGCCTCCCATGGCTCCGGCGATGGCTGCGAATTTACCGGTCCCGCCGGAAGCCTTATTGGATGACTTGTCTACTTCTTCCAAACCTTCGCCGGCTTGACGGGCGGATTGTTCTATCTGTCGGCTGCCAGTTTGAATGGTTTTAACGCCGGCATCCCAATCCGAGGTATTGATTTCAGCGTCGAGGGTGAGGGTACTGTCCGCCATCGTTTATTCCTTTCCGAGCTGGTCTATGATGCGGCTGATTCGCTGGTCTCCGTTTTTGCTGAAAGCGGCTGTGATGCATTCAAAAGTCATACGGTATTGTTCGGCTAAACGAATATTGTGGACGTGACGGCCTTCCTTGACCAGGGTGAGCATGAGGCTTGGTGAAATATTGTTTTCGAGCGCGTCCCGGACAGCCGCCCATCCGTACAATGTGCCGAGTTCGGCAAGGATTCGAGCGGAGGGAGACGCCTTATGAGATGTCTCCCTCCGCTTGTATTTGCTCATCCGCTGTTTTTCCTCTGGCGTGATGAGCTCATTCCATGATTTCATGGATTATTCACCTTTGATGCTGATGTTGAGGTTTTCGCTCATGAGCTTGCAGAGGGCTGTCATGGCCCTATAGTAGGCGAGGTCGCTACGCTGTTTGGTTTGGATCATCCATTCGTTGAACGCGTTGCTGGGGGTCATGAGGTTGGCGACGAGCGGGAAAATGATGGTTTCCGCGGCTTCCAATGTTTCCCGGGTCATTTTACCGGTGGTGAGCTTATCGATGGTTTCCGCATTGTCAAGGATGGTGAGGAGATCTTTCGAACCGAGCGGCCTCATGGTATAGACGACACCGTCAAGTTTGACGGTTAGGGTACGGAAAGACTTGCGAGTGTCGATGTCAAGGATTGGTGTTGCCATTGCTTGTGCTCCATTCGATCGTGTTGTATCATGATAACTGGTTCTCTTGGTTAGGAGACCTTGATCTCAGCGTCCGTCGTGTTCTTTGCCTTTCTTTCATGACGGACGCTTTATTTTTTCCCTTGTCAGGCTGTCACGTTGAGGTTGACGACAGTCTGCACGGTATCGGACTTGAAAATGACTGTACCGGTTCCAACCTTATTCAGTGTGACGTTCCATGTGCCGTCACCATTGTCGGTTGCTTCGGCTAGGCCTTTGTCTGAGACGGTGGCGGTGATGTCGCCGGTGGCTCCGTTCGGGAGCGCGGTGATCGTGACTTTTACCACGTTATTGGTTTTGCCGGTGATGGTGTTTGGCGTGGCCTTTAGTTCGGTGATTTTGCTTTCCTCTGGTTTGATGGAACCGGTGGTTTCGTCGTAGTGGCTTGGCGTGGTTAGGTCGAGTTCGCCCATGATGACTGCGCCTTCGCTTCCGGATGCCATGGTGCCGGAGAGTGTTACTACGAATGGGTCGCTGAGGCTGATTTTGAATTCTCCGCCTGCGCTGATGAGGGCGTTGGGGATTCGGAAGTCTTGTGCGCTGGATTGGCCGTCGCAGACGTTGTGGATGATGATGTCTCGTGGTGTGTTGCTGACGCATTCGGTGCCTCCGAATCGGACTTGGCCGGTTTCGCTCATGCTTCCGCTGATGACGCGTTTGAATGAGGCGTTGTGGTAGAGTTCAGGGAATAGCATGCCGAGGAATCGTACGCTTGGGCAGATGATGTTGAGTTCGAAGCTGAGTTCGTCGTAGCTGCCGTTGGGTACTTTGATGGTGCCGGATTGGCTGGCGA